AGGCCGTCATCATAGTATTTTTTTACTTTGTTGAAGTTTTTACTGTGTTCACTCATCTAAGTCCACCCCCGTCATTGCTGATATGAAGTCAATGTCTGCCTGCTGCTTTTCAAACAGCGGATACACGTCCTTCGGGATCTTCATCTCGTCATAAACGTAGACCGTAACAGTCTCGCCTTCCACCTCTCTCTGCTCCTCTTCAATGTTCTTACGAAGAAAAACGAACTCCTTTGAGATGGTCTCGTCTACTTCCTGGGGTCTCACCCCGCCTTCAGTTCTATACCACATTGCTGCTCCTTTCCGATACGCTTATCGTATCTGCTTACTTTTCTTTTGATGCTCTGGAAATTGATGTACGGCTTGATCCTGGCCAGATACATATCGTAGGTGTCCGTCTGTTTTAACCAGCCGAGCGCTGATAACATCTTTCTGCAGGAATATATACCCGGATTCTCATGGAAGTGTCTGGCTCTGCGGCACATCCTGAGCATGATGCCTTTCCTCAGCGTTGTTCTGTTCCGGTAGAAACGAAACCCCATGAAGTCCAGAAAGCGGTAATGATCCCCATATTTGTCAGTCTTGTGAAATCGGCACACCTGCCAGTTCCCTTTTAATTCGAGACCGATGCTGTCAAGGTAGTCTGCTATGCTCCTGCGCATCTCATGAAGGTTACGTTTATTGCTGTCAAAGATGACCATATCATCCATGTATCGCACATAATAGGTTGCCTTCAGCTCCTGTTTGATGTAATGGTCCAGCGGCTGCAGGTACCAGTTGGCCAGCCAATGGCTCGTATGGAATCCCAGCGGCAGACCGCAGCCCGTCGTGTCGATGATCTCAAACAACAGATGAAGGAACCGGGTATCATGTATATATTTCGATATGAAAGCCTTAAGCCTGTCGTGCTGTATGCTTGCGAAGAAGTGGCGGATATCCATCTTCAGGAAGTACTTGACGTTTTTGGTATCTCTTATCCAGCGCCTGATCTGCCTTTTTGCAGCTGCCGGCCCCCTGCCCGGTATCGAACCATGACAATGGGCATACATGCCATGCATGATGACGGGCTGCAGCACTTCCACTATCATGTGATGAAGTACCTGCTCGCGGAAGGACGGTACTATTATCTCCCGCACCTTTGAGCCTTCTTTGACATACTTAGGCTTCTTCTCTCTGTGGGTGTATTGCTCCGCATAGTGCCGAAGCTTTGGGATCTCCCTGTCAAGATTATTGAGGATACGCTTGACCGCCGGGCGTTCGCGCTTACCGAGTGAAGCCTTCCGCACAGCTTTTGTGATATTTTCTTTTGTGAGCATCTGTTCCCAGATGTGGTTATATGATTTCATCTTTCTTATCCTCTCGGCGGCTTTCGACCTGCTACTTGCCGCCGCTCACTGCGAGTTCATTTTCACCGAGTGGTGAGGATACAACAGCCCTTCTGACTATATTCCGTTGTGGATAAGAAAGCGCGGCGCCAATGTTCCACCTGGCATTCGACGCGTCGTTGTTCAGGTTGACGTAGAACGCACCGCAGTTCGCCCCGTTGTTGGAGTTGCCACCACGATACGGCACCCGCGCACGCTGCTGTACCCTGTTGCGTACCTGTTCGCCTTGAGATTGTGATCCTTTCTGACTTTATTGATATAAGGGGACACGGCTGCCGCCGTTTCCCCTCTGCCCGCCTTGCGGGCATTCACCCTTTCAGGTGAGTGGCTTACAAGAAAGCGCGGCGCCAAGGACCCACCAGGCATTCGACGCGGCGTCGTTCAGGGTGACGGAGAACGCACCGCAGCCCGCCCCGACGCCGGAGTAGCCACCACGAACCGGCACCCGCGTATCGGCATTATTAAACCAGAAGCCGTCGCAATAGTGCGTTGAAGCCGTCGCTTTGGTATTATCGGCATTCTTGGGCACCATGCCGTTCGGCGAGTATTCCCACTTATCACAATACTGCCCGGATGTTCCCGTGGGCTGTGCGCCTATGGTGAGATAGTTAGCTCCGGTCAGGTTGTAGCCTGCCACTGATGATCCGTCTTCCATTCCATAGGTCAGCTTCACCTTCTGGCTACCTGCTACCATGACATGTCCATGGTATCTTCTCCACTGAAAGCCCCACCAGTTTTCCATACCAAACACCTTCACGGCATTGGTATAGGTTGCTGCAGCTCCTGTATTGGTACCGTAGAACAAGCCCTTAGCGTTGTGTACGCCCGTCCTGAACGCATCATTGATAGCTTCCGATCCGCTGTCGATCAGGCCCTTGCCAAAAGCCGTCTGTGTGTCGGTGGTCTTGCCCATGAGCATCAGCAGCGCATTGATAAGCACGATATCCGCATAGTTCTCTGTTGACCAGATCTCGTCTGCGGTCTTATTGTTGCGCTTAGCCATCGTCAGCTCAGTTTCCGCATTCTTAGTTTTGCTGACGGCCTGCCCGGAAAGGGAACGCATGACGTCATTAGTTCCGTCATTGACATTTGAGCCGTTGTATATGGGTGTGTAGAAGTGGTCAACACTTACTCCCTTGCAGTTGTGGAAAGGCCAGTCGTGATACGTGGAGTCTACCTGATGATCGGCGATGTAGATGGTTGCACTGTTGGCGTCTCCGCTATCGGGCTGTATCTTCATCCAGATCTTCTTGCCATCCCTGCCCCACTCCATCATGGCGTTGCCGGCGTATGAGGTGTTGGCTACGTCGGATGCACTTCCGTCTGCTTTCTTGCTGTAGTCGTTCGGGTCAAGGTAGTAGTCTACTGTACCGTCAAATCTGACCATGCAGGGGCGCGGCATGAAAAAAGCGCCTTCCCATGAACCATAGTCGAATTTGTTATTGGTGTAGTCCATAGCCGCAGGCCTCATACCCAGCGCATCCTTGAGATACGTGATCTTGCTGGAGGGGTTGCCCTCACTCCCGTCGATATGGAAGGCGTAGATCACGCCGTGCTTTGATGATATCGCAGATGCCACGTTAAGTATGGCATCTTTGATTGCCTGTGCCGTCCGGTCGGTGGCCACAGGTTCTGTGATAGTGCTCATTTGATATCCTCCTTATTGTTCATATGTTATGCAAAGCTTGCCGTTGACAACTGACAAGCCTACATCATTCTGCTTGCTGGCCAGCGCAGTATATACGCCTCCGGATGTGATCATCTTATGGCTGCCTGATGTGGGTATGAGATCCATGTTATTGGCCTCAAGTTCTCCATATACCAGATAGCCGCTCAGGTCGCGGTAGATATTCAGGACGCAGATACCGTCATAATAGCTCGGGGGCTCCAGTCCGCCGTATTCAAAGATATATTCCTCACTGTAACTCCGGCCATAGACCTTAAGGGCGTAGGGGTTGCTTACACGCTGCCCGAAGAACAGGATGAAGCGGTCTCCGTCTTTGGGTTCTCTGCCCAGGACGATATTGGTGTCTATTATGCCCTCTGATACACTCTCAACTTTGCCCGCGCAGAAGGCATAGGGCATCTCGCTGTCGCATACCGCTATAACAGTCACCACGATAGGGTTCTGCTCTGAGCCTGTCCCGCCATCGTTGCTCTTGCAGATCAGAGTCTCCCCGGCAGATATCTGCTTGCTGTACAGCTCACCGTCCGGCTTTTTGAGAACTGCGGAAGCCATGATCGCTACGGGTGAACTCTTAGTAAGCATAAGGCTGTACTTCAGTCCTGCTCCGGGCTTAGCGTTCGCCCTGAAGTTCAGTATCAGATAGTCCGCATTCATGTCGTGCGATCCGAGGTTGCCATCCGTTATAGCTGTCGATATGGTGTATCCTTTGATATTGTGCCCCTTCTGGGGAAGAGTATTGGCTATCGTGCCATTGTTGATGCTTATGCCGGTACCTGCGGTGTAAGCCGTATGCTCATCGCGGTACAGCAGCTGCCAGTAATTAGCTTCAAGCATGGCGTCGTAACGCAGTTCAAAGAGACAGTTCCCGGCCAGATAATAGCCGACCATATTAAGGCCCAGTGATGTGGTCACCGGAGTACCGTCATCATAGGTGATGAGTGATTCCGGGTCTGTTATTTTAGTGTTGAAATATACTAAAATCCTGTCGCCCAGGGCTGGCACCTTATGCAGGTCAATATCTGTATCTATCACGTCGGACGATACGCTCACATATTTGCCCAGGGAGGCTCCGGCACCTATAGCAGCTGCTGCCTCCTCCGCTCTCTCTGCTGCCGCTTCTGCAGCCTCTTCATGCGACCGTGCAGCATCTATGATGTCAGGAAGGACAGTTTCTGATGTGTCTGTATCGTCTTCCAGGGCGGCCGGCTCAACCTCCAGAATGAAGTTGGCGGTGCCGAGTACGCAGTTATTGGCATCCACGAATACCAGCTCACAGGGCACATCACCTGCTACTGCGGTCATCTGAAGGACTACAGTGGCTGTGACATATACTGCTGCCATAGTATTTGGTGTAGCTTCATAAGAGAAGCCGTGCTTGTCAGGCTTGGTGCCGCGTATATATACCTTTGACACATTGGACAGTTCCCCTGTGCTATTGGTTATCGCAGTCGCGCCGTTATAAAGATATAGCCTTATGTGCCTGCTGTTGTCATCATACTGGCTGACTTTTATCCGGGGCGGTACGCCTCCGGGGTTGATGTTCAGCTTTTCGGTTATTATCTGGTCCATTTGTGCCTCCTTACGTTAAGAGAGTTAATCCGCTGAGATCCAGCGTCCTCTGCTGTATGATGCCATCCTTAATGATGTTGATCTTGATCATTTCCGCCTTAGGGTCCGTTATGCGGAACACCGCCGTCAGGTCTGACCCGAGCGTGATAACATTGTCCGCTCCGCCTATCTTGATGAGGCTGGCCGTTGCCAGATCAGGGCTGCTTACTCCACGTATCACCACGGGCAGATAGTTTCCGCTCTGGTATTCTGCTGTCGAGCTGAAAGCCGTCCATCCAGTGACCTTCTTGAGCCTGCCGCTTACCAGGGAGCCGCTTATTGTGACGGATCCATCCACCAACTCTGATACGGACTTGCCAAATACTGACTGTCCGGGATAGAGCAAGCCTATATCCGCATTGATAGATGCGCTTCCTGCCGTTTCTACTGCTACTGCCATATCTCCTCCTATTCCTCTGTATGTTGCCACGTCGGGTAGGTTACATTGATCTCGAGATATTCTTCGGCGGATGCTGAAGATCTCAGCTCTATATATGCATAGACGCCATATATATATCCGCCTCTTGTGACGCGCTTACAGAATTGGTAATCCTGTGCCCACGCCTCATACTGTGCCTGCGTATTAAAGCGTTCCCACGCTCTAAAT